AGCGCCTCCAAAGAATACTGCACTTGCAGATCCAATGATTAAAAAATTTGACATAATATCGAGTAAAACAGCCTTTGAGTTAATTCCGCCAACCGGTCTTGCAACATATTCAAATACAAGATTTAATCCTCCCCATTCAAATGCTAATCCCGGTTTACGTTTCTTAACGCTATCTATTCTGTTAACTGGGCCTTGAATTCTATTTTCATAAGGTCCTTCACTATATGGATCTGGTGGTAATTGTCCAGAGTTCATAATTAATTCTCTATCAAAGTGTCCACCCGCCACGTTTAACATTTCTGCAAAGCTTGCTAAACTTGGATAAAGAGCACCCATACCAGATCTGCTATCAGGAGTAGGATCTGTTTGAACTTCCCAAATACTTGCCTGGGCATCATCCCATAAAACTCCGGTTGTAAATTTAAGAATATTATTTAAACTATTTCCAGTTTCTGAACCAAAAAATGTAACAGCTGACGCCATCGGTGGAAATGGAGTTGCTTCTGTCATTGTTGAACCTTGATCTGGTTTTTGTCTCGCTGTATCACTATTTGAAGTTCCGGGATCTGTTCCTCCATGCATTCCTGGAAATTTTAAGTTATCTAAAATAGGTGCTGCATATCTTCTAAGAGTTATCAGCCTGTTATTTGGAATTTTATTCCAATATTTTGAGAATACAAAATCAGTAAATGTATACGGAGTTCTTCCGTAAGGGTCGCCATTACCCCAAGATATTAATGCTGAAGTAGTTGGAGTACTTGCAAAATTATAAGGTTGTTCCGGTGATGAATCAACTTCATACCATTTTCTTTTATTTTTTTGATTGACTAATTTTGATCCTCCGTCAGAACCATAAAGTCTTATTAACGCATAATTATTTTGTAAAGCTGGAACTCCTTTGTAAAAATTATCGGCCAGCATTTGTTGATATTGAGTTTCTCTAGCTTTTCTAGCTTTTTCTTTTAGTTCAGAATCTTTAATATCTTCAATTGCTTTTTTTCCAATCAAATATCCAGATGTTGCAACTTCGGCAAATTCGGTTGAAAATGGAACTATATATTGCGCATATAATTGCTTGTTATTCAATTGTATCTCAATACGATCTAATCTTCTATCAAATGGAGTTGGCCCTACATTTTGGTTAAAATTCGCATTTTCTGTATCTTTTTGTGTTTGATTTGCCGCTTGTCGTTGTTTCAGTTGTGTTGCTTCGGTTGCTGCACAATTTTTTAATATAGCATCATATTGTTTATTTACCCATACGTAGTTAGCGGCATCTCGTACGTTATTAATGTTATTTTCATCAAAACGTTCTAAAACTCGTTTGCCAGCGTCATTAAGATCCGCAGCAGCTTTTAATTGCTTATATTTTGCAATTACTTGTGATTTTATACAAGGCTTTTCATTAGCAAGTTTTTCAAAATCCCCCCAATTATATGATCGGTTAAGATACCCATGATATATGTCTTCCCAAGTTTTTTCAGCCATATTAATACTTTTTATTTATATATTCAAATAAAAAAGCCTGACCACTTAGATCAGGCTTAAATATGTTAGAATTTCGATTTTATCTTGCTTTCCACTCGATATTTTGTAAATTTGAGATCTTTTGACATTCGATTAATCTTACTTTCTTTATTGATGGGAAGAATACAATTTCATCAAAAATAGGATATAAGTGTGTTAATTTTGGAACATTATAATCATCTAATAAAACAACTTCCGATATTGTATCAATTTCTGCTAATGTATCAAAAATATTTGGCAAAACATCTTCATTTACATCAGGATTTGAGTAAATGATACCTCGAATTCTTTTTGACTTTGCATAAGTCTTTATTAACTCAGTAATTTGATTGCTGATTATAAACGACCCATAATCATCAATAGTCGAGTAAGTATATCCGTATTGTTCCAGAATTTCTGGTATGTAAATTATCGAATATAACTTTAGATTGAGTAAGGATTTTTTAAGTCTTGGTACACCTTCTATGGTTACGTAGAACTTCATATAATTACTTTTCCGTCAAATGTTTGTGTTTACTTTCTTCTTGTCTTTTTACTTCTTCAAGTGCTTCATCAATTGATTTTCCTGTTCTTTCGGCTAAAGTCATAGCTTTTTTGTACAATTTTTGAGCTGCAACATTAGCATCAAATTCTTCACGAGTTATAAATCCTTTATTAACATTATCTTCATGCATTTTCTTACCAGCGATAATGTTTTCGCGAATCAATTCAAATCGTTTTTCTCTTGGAAGTTTTCTTTGATATTCCATGATGCCTAAACGTTTTGCCGTTGCTCTTCTTTCTCTTCTGTTCATATTTTTAAGGTTTAAAGTAAATATTATTTTTTAATTGTTCTACCTCGATGCCATCCTACATTTATCCATTCATTGATATCATCGATATTTATTTTTTTATTAATTATGTTGTTTGTTATCCAAAATTGAGTTCCTTTTCTTTTTTGAGCGCTTTCACTCATTTGTTTTTTTGATTCTACAGAATAAATCGTCTTGTGTCCTATTCTTGATGTTATTAGTGCTTGCTTATGTGATTCAGATAAATTCTTGCCCCACATGTGATGTTTTTCTTTTTTCTTTGAACCATTTATTTGAAATGTTTCGCTTGTTTTTCTTTTTGCTTCTTCCGAACGTTTAGTTCCTAATTTTTTAAGGCGCATTTTTTCTTTAGTTTCATCGGAGCATTTTCTATTTTTATTTGACAATCTTATTTTTTCCTTTGTTTCTTCAGACATACACCCATTTACGCCGTGTCCACTTTTAGGGCTCAGGTTATATCCGTTTGGAACTAAAGTATTGTATTTTTGAATATATTTCTCTTGAGCATTAAAAGATTCTTTTTTTGAAGTAAAAAATTCAAGAATTTCTCTTTTAAACTTTTTTCTTCCGTATATGTTAAATGCATTTATTAAATATGGTCTTCCACTCCCCAAATAATACTTATCTAAATTTTCATTATTTGTTGAATGATCACCTACGTATTGTTTGCCGTTAATAGTATTAGTTGTTAAATAAACAAAATTATATTTCTTTTCCATATAGACGTGTTTATCTATATATTAATGATTTTTCTGTAAGCTATTAACGTAGAAATAGTTAAATAATCTTAAATAAGCTGCTAATAAAAGCGTGTCGTCTGATGTTATAACATGAGATGAATCAATCATCTTAAATTGAATCTTATCTTTATTCGCCTGAACTTCTTCTGTTTCAGGTATTTCTTTTTCTGTAAGGTCAACACAATATAAATCTATTGCTGAATCCGAGGTTAACGTATTGTATAAGCCTCCAAGATACATCCAGCCATCAGCATTTGTTTGATTCATTCCAATTGCTTCATAGAGAATTCTGTTTGCTGCTACAAGATTTGTGCCATCGTCTTGATTGATATATCCATTTATGAGTGTGTAATCATATTCTTCAAATATGTAGTTGAAGTCTTTAACTACTCCTACTTTATCGAGCAAACCTCGAGTATCAATCGTATAAGGTAAAACAGTAACTTGGTGTTTTTTGGAAATAAGATAATAGTGTTCTTTTATTTCAACAACATCTTCGAATTTACCTTCTACAATGACTTTCTTTTCAATATTTTCACTATTCATTTTAAGCGTTTATTTTAGGCTCTATATTTTCATACATATCAGTTATCGCGGTTTTAAGAGCGTCCTTAATTTCGTTAACAGATATATTTTCTATTATATATTCAACAAATTTCTTGTCACCTCCCTCAAATGATTCTTTTGCAATATCATATAAGCTTTTTGAAGGCAACGAAATAGTCATTGTCATTGTAATATCTGAATCTTCTTTTTTAGCCTTTGACATTAAAATGAAAACAGGGTCAGTTGAGTTTGTTTCAGCAGGAACTGGCTGAACAGCCTTAGGTTGTTCCGGGAGCTTTTGTAATCTTTCAGCTTCTTTTTCTTTATTAATGACTACTGGTAGAGGAGTATTTGTTATTGCAAATGATGAAGTTTTTCTTGTTGGTTTAGGAGGAATCAAATCGATGATTTTATTTTTAGGCCCGGTTTCTTTTATAATACCTCCTTGACCATTTAATTCTGCTTTAGCGATTTCATCCGCAGTAGGTATATCATAATAAACTCCGGAATTCGCGTCTTTTCTGCGTTGAGGTTTTTCGGTTTCTCGTTCTTTAAATTGCCAGCAATTTTTAGGACTCTCGACTTCAGCCATTAA